AGCGCGGACCAGGTCAAGCCTCAAGCCGATAAGCTCAGAAATCCACTGTCGAAGCGGGTCCATCAGCCCTGTTTCATTGTCCGAGCTCGTCGGGCGTAAAGATCCGGGCGTCCGGCTATCAGTAACTGCCATCACTCACCTCCGCAGGCCAACAAGTCAGCCGCAAAAAGCCCTTGCCAAACTGCGAGTAATCCGCGCAGTCTTTGACGACAAAGCGCTTGCCCCGCCACTCGACCTCATCATTTCCGGAGCCGCCGAAGCCCGGGGGCATATCGGCAATCATGAATCGCACTAGGATCGTGCCCTCACGCCGAAGCGTTTCCGGCAATCTGGCAATCGTCTTTGTGTCGGCCGTGATGACTGCCTTGACCTCAGTACTGTCACCCTCGGTCCAGGTCGGATTACCGAACTCGTCCAGGTCCTCAACAAAATGTATCAGCTTGCAGGGCGAAGTAAATAACGGGGATCTGATTACACGTTCAACGTCTAAAGTCGCCATCATTCCTCCACCACAACGCCGTCAATGGCGTCGCGTAACTGTCCCGTGTTAATCAATGGCCGGATGCCCACGCCTTCCGTCTCGTTCTCGCGCGTGCCTTTGGTAAGGCGCGAGCGGTTACGGTTGGCAATAGTTCCGGGCTTGAGCGGCTCGAAGTCGGCCGTCTGCATGTAGCTTTTGACCGCTGAGGCTGAGCGGATCGCAAGGCGCTCGAGCGTCTGGCCACACTTTTTCTCGTCGCCTTTGAGCGCGCGGTCCATGGCGCCCTTAAGACCGTCGACGATCATTTCCCGATTCGCCTCCAGGCCCGGAACTAAGAACGGTCGCGGCGGAATATTGTTCACAGGTGAACCGTTCTCATGCACAAAGCCCAAAAGGTGGTTGCTCGGGCCGCCATCGTTTCGCGTATCGCCCTTAGAGCCGGCGGAGATACCGACATAGACAGCAGTTTTCGCCAGGCGCTGCAGTGCCTGGTTCAACTCGCCGTCATGCCGCACCATGGAAACAGAGATCGTCTTTTTCATATCTGTCTGGCTCCTGCTCCGAACAACTGAATCAGCTGCCACAACTCGCGGCCGTAGGCTGTGAGATTCCATGAGCCGGCGCCCTCCTCGGATGAGGATGAGGTGTCGTAGCTCACGGATGCACCGTCTACAGACATTGATGTGACCTGAGCTAGCGCGGAGGTGTCTCCGCCGTTGCCGCCGTCTGCTGCAGATCCCCGGAGCTTCAGATAATGGGCCGTATAAAGGCCCATGACGTGCGCTCGGATCTCAGGATCAGGCCAGCTTTCCTCTGAAAAAAATTTAGCGGCTAAAGCTAATCGAGCCTTAACCGCTATGTCCGGATAACTGTCCGAATCGATCTCCGGAAATAACTTGCGAAATTCCTCAAGCGTCAGAGGCTGGTTCAACATTTTCAGCCTCCTTCACAGATGTAGTCTTTTTCGCATTTTTCTTTGGCGCCGGTTTTTCCTTCACTACCGGCTCAGCCTTTTCCTCGGCCGATTCCTCGACCTTTTCCTCAGCCTCAACCGTCTTTTCTTTTGCCGGCGGCGTGATGTCGATAAACGTGGCGAGGTGTGCTTGCAGATACGGATGGGCCGCGACTGCGTCCTCAACCTCATAGGATCGAGTCGGCTTAAATTCGAACTGCTGAGAGCCCATATTCAGAACCAGCGGGCAACGAACTGTAATTCGTTTCATAAAACCTCCTTAGCTTCCGGATACTGCTGCCAGGTCGGCGTAGTAAACCATTTCAGGACGTACGAACTCGACACCACCGAGAGCTGCAAAGTACGGAACTGCCTGCTCGAAATTGCGGTACTGAACCGGTAGAGAGGCAATCGGAACCAGCGGGAAGCGGACCACGTCCACTGCCTTTGTGTAGGCCACAATTCGCGGCGTAGAGAACAAGCTCGTATCGGCCAGCCAACGCACAGGGCGAATGGTCAGCGTACCGCCGTTAGCAACGGAGAGGTTATTAGCCTCAACGTAGCGCAACAGGTTCATTTCGGTATTGGTCAGCTGTGTGCTCACCAGTTTGCCGAAAATTGCCGGGGGAACCAAAAGGTTCTTCGGAATGCGGTTGTACTGCGTTGCCTTCCAGGCCTTTTCCAGGATGTTATTGAAGTAGCCGATAACGGTCTTCACATCGGTGGAATCGGTCCAGGTGCCGACATTTTCATGCGTTACCTGATCGGAATTGAGCAGGCCTTTGACGCCCACTTCGTCATCCCCGACATAGACCTGAGTGTCGATATCGAGCTGATGCTTCATGCGCATAGCAGAGTGTTTCTGCGCATCGATCGGGCGACCTGCCTGCATAGCCTTCTGGAGCTCGAAAATCGTGTAAGCGACCTCCATGCCCCAGAGTGTCAGCGGTGTGGCAACCTTCTTCAGAGAAACAGAAACGCGGGCAGGCGTGGAATCCGGGCCCTTAATGAAGGACTTTTTACCCGCACCTGTGCCGCCGAATCCGCCCATGTATTCAGACTGAATGAAAGAAGAAACCTCATCGGCGATCGTGACATCGTCGCGCAGGTCGATATCCCTGCCATATGTGAAATCCGCGATCGGTTCATAAACACGAGCATCCAGGCGCTCAAGCTCACCGACCAGGAATGCGCCGGTAGCGGAAATTGTTTCAGCGTCAGTAAAACGTCTTGGCATTTTTTGCTCCTATTAGATATTGAATGCGATTTCGGCCAGGCCCGCGTCGTCCTTGGCGCCCATAAACACGCAGTTAGGAATCGCCGTGGCGCCTTCCGCCTGAGTGGCTGTAACGCCCTTGTTTGCGGCGTCGAGATAGACAGCTCCGCCCGGCGCCGGAGTACCTGCGGCACGCACAGCTACGTAGCCGCGACGCAGGATGCAAACAAAGGCGTCTTTCGGCCAGACTTTTCCGTTCGGGTCTACCTGGCGATAGTCGCGAACTGCGATGCCGTAAACCTTGGAGGCATCAGAGGCCGGAGTTGCTTTGCCGGTTGTGGTCAGAGAAACCAGAACGCCGTCATCGGCGACCGGAGTTGTTGTGTCGTTCTGCTTGACCTCAGTGGTGTAGTCAAACATGCCGCGAGTGATATCGCCGGCAGAACCGCGAGGCATAGATGTGCCAATGAACTGAGACATTATTTAGCTCCCCAAAAATCGTTAAGTTTTTTCTGGACGTATGCGATCGAATTAACAGAATCCTCAGCGCTGTCACCGTAGCGTGTGCCGCTGGCCTTCGGATTCTTTCCGGACTTGGACATAGCGACTGCTGCCTTGAAGGCGATATCCAGTGCTTTGCCGTCGAGCTCAGAGGAATCTCCAAACTGCTTGACGCCGGCACCTTTGAGCGCTGTGCGCATAACGCGCTCGATCTGATTGCGTGTGAATTTGCCGCCCTTGGCGTCGCCCACAGGCTTTTTCATTCCCGGACAAAGTGCTTCAGCGTCGCCGATGATGACCTGAGCGTCCGGGTCGTCGATCAGCTCATTGTCATCATTCTGGTCAGCACCAGCGTTCGGCGCCGGGGGCGTATCTGCGTCACCCATAGGTTTCTGAGTTTGGGCCTTGGCAATGGCTGCCACTGCGGCCTCGAGTTTGGCCAGGCGCTCCTCAAGTGTTGGTGTGGGCGCCGGTGTCGGGGTAGGAGCTGGCGCCGGATCGGGCGTATCCGCGTCCTTCACCTGGAGCTTGTCCACTTCCTCGTTAAATGCATCCTCGTTTCCGTCGCGGAACAATTTCCGCAGGCGGGTCTTTAAGCTAGTTGTCATGCTTCCGTCTCCAATTTTGCAGCCCGAGCATCGGGCTGATACCACTAGAGCAACGTGGTTGCCCACGATGCCAATTTGCTCAATCCCCTGGGGCGTTTCCTGCGTATCCGCGTCATACCCGCATGAGACCTCTTTCAAATCCCCGCTCTCGACTGCCTCGATCGCTTTTCGATCCGTCAAAAGCAAATCGGCGAGAAGAAAGTCCGATTTGTCACCTTCTCCTCGCCGAACGTTCTGCGTCGTACCGACAGCAATCTCCCGCCAGTTGTCCGGATCTGCGAATCTCGCGTGACCGATAACTACCGGCTTGGCCTCAAATGAGGCAATCGTTTCGGGATTAAAAATTTGTTCTTCCGGCCGCCACACCTGAACCGCACGGCCGATGTTTGGCAGACCGACTTCAGCCGCTGAATATTCAAACGATCCGACGCGGCTAATCGGAACGTCCCGGCATAACAAATAGCCCTCCGGAGTTTTTTCCTTCAGAGGGCTGATTTTTTCTGTGGTCAAGAAGCGACCGTCTCGAAATTTCCTTCTCATTTGTCCTTCTCGTAGAAAAGCGGTTCAGGCCAGCAGCGGCAGTTAAAAACGCATCCGGGATGACTGCGGATAGGAGTGCCGCCTGCGCCCACGTCGCAGATCGGAGGGTCGCTCCAGGCCTGCACCGTTTTATCCAGCTCGCGATGTCTCGGGCGCACTGCGTTATCGCCTACCGTGTGCCACACGTAATGCGTGGAACCGACGGCCTGGGCCCTGGCCTGCGTGAAGTTGGATCGCGCTCGAGCGGTCCCCGTCCGGGCAATGCAAATCGCTCGGGATTCCGTAACGCCGCCCAGCTCGTTTTTGATGCGCTGGGCGATATCGGCATAGCGCTGGCCGTCCGATAGCCCGCTAGCGGCCCATTCTTGCGCCTTCTTGGCGGCCTCCATAGGTAAAGAGCGGATCAGTGCGACCTGCTCCTCGCGCAGGCGATTGAAAATCGGCCCGGCGGCCGCGTCTTTGAGCTTGCGGCGAGTTTCCCGGCTGATCTTTTGGCCAATCCTGAGCCATGTGTCGTAGTCAGCCGAGGCCGCGCGACGCAGCATAATGTCTGCCACCGAGCGGGCCCATTCGTCGAGCCGCACCGAATAATCAAACAGACTGAGCTGGAGCTGGCTCGGGTCGCTTCCCTCCCATTCCAGCGCTATCTGTGTGATCTGTTTGGCCACTGCCTTGAGGCGCTTGCGATACCAGCGGTCCAAAGCCGCCGTTTTGGCCTGCTCCCGGAACTTGTTCTGCTGCTGCATTTAATCCTCCTGCTCCTGGCGGCATGAGCTCGTTTTCCTGTTTCTCGGCCTCGTCGATGTCCTCCTCGGTAATGGACGAGAAAAGGCCAATGGTCGGGCTGAGCTTTTTGAGCTCTTTCATTGCGTTCGGCAGTGAGATTGATTCGCTCTGTAACGCCTGCACAATCGCGCCGACCATGGCCGTTGCGTAAGTCCCTTTCTGCTCGTTGGTCATCTGCCACAGCGGGCGGAAATCGAAATTGAAATCTTTGTCCGGAGCATGTCCGGTCACGCTCATATAAATGACGTTTAGGACTTTCTTTAGACCCGGGCGCAGCATCTTTTCTTGCTGCTGTTTCGTATTGTCGTAATAGAGCCGGATGTCGCTCTCGCCTGTGGAATTGAATCCGACCGGAGACTGACCGAACAAGCGCACCAGCGGGATACCCGTAGCGCCGGAAATCTGCTGCGCAAATTGCAGGAGGACTTCCGGCAGGCCCGTGAACGTGTAGGTCATGGTTTGGAAATCATCCTCGATGTCGCCGAGCGTCATGCCCTCAATGGACTGGAATAGCCGGGTATGCTCCATCTGCGTCATGAAGCCCTTTTGGGCAACGTCGTTAGTAAGGATTTGCCGCAAGTTCTTGACCTTGTAATACCTCAGGTAACACTTATTGACGAGCTGAGCCGCGCCTTCCGTTGCCATGTCAAACATTTCGATCCGGTTGAAAAGCGGCTCAAGCACGCTCGCGCCCCAGCCTCGATACGCCTGTCGCAAGTAGTACGGCAGCCGGCGCCCTTCAAACCGGATACAGCGCGAATAATGGATTTTTCCTCCGGGAATATCGATATTGCTCTGCTCGGCAAAGACTTGGTAATAAAGCGGTTTGCCGAAATTCGGCCCGAGCTCCTGAACAACTTCAGTAGACGGGTTGACCTGCCAGCAGTCGAGAACGAGCAGGCCCTTGAATGCGCCTTGTTTGATCGGCCCGAGAGGTGTGCCCATGTCGTCGCCGTCAATGAGCAGGACGGCCAGCGAACCGCCATAGAGCCGCGCCCATTTGAGCGCGTCGCACAGGCTATCCCAAACACGAAATTCGTCGAGCGCAATATCGATCGCAGAAGCGACCTCCGGATCATCGCACTGGAGCTCCACGCCCTCGCGCGTCATGTCGTCTGCTACCACGTCAACTGCGAGCCCGCACATCCATGAGCCCTGGTAAGCCCATTCCAACTCGTTGCGCTGGAAGGATTTGAACTCAGGGATGTAGCGATTGCCGTTGAGCGTCGTGCTCGTATTTAAGCCCATGCGCAAAAGCGGGTTCTGAAACCCGTCGGCAAACTGCTTGCTGCCGCCGCGCTTTGTCCGAGAAAGTTTCTTGTTTACCTTCATGCTTAACCTCTGCCCAGGCGAATGAACTCATCGAGCCCCGCCTGCGTGATATAGCCGTCGAGGCTGTATCGAATGGCATCGATGCCGTGGTTGTATTTATCGACGATGATCGGAAGGACCTCGTTCGTTTTCGGGTCCACCTTGTAGCTGTAGAGCTTGAATTCCTCTGCCGTATGCCGGCAGCGCGGGTGGATGACGATCTTGTCGAAAGATTTCAGATAGGCAATACCGTCCTCAATCGAGCCCTGCCACTTCTCTGCCGCCGAGATATTGAAGCCCTTTCTTTTGGCCAAATAACTTATTGTTTCCGGGCGTGAGCAGTCCGCTTTGATCGGCCAGCTCCTGGAGAGCGGGACCGAATCGTACAGCGCCGGGAGCTCGTCTAACTCCACGCCGTGGCCGAAGGCCTCGTATTCGACATACAGCCGATTGTCGTACATGAACGATCGCACCAGCGTGCTCGGGTCGTTCGCAAAGCCGAAGTCAGCGCCGAAAAATAGCCTATCGGCCTTCTGCCAAAGATCGTCTGGAAAACTCTCGACCGTGAACCTGCCGCGAAAAATCTGCGCGTCGCTGATTGTCCGGGGAAAGCCTTCCCAAACATGCAAATAGTTCTCGTAATCGTTTTTGCGATCCCATTCCATCTGGCGCCGGAGCGCTTCCGGAAAATGCGGGTTCTCGTCAAAATTGACTTTCCGGACATAGGCGCCGGGAGGCGGCGCATCGGTCAGGAATAATTTGGTTGTCGGATCATCTGCCAAAAGCGGGTTAAACGAGACCCAGATCTCTGATCCAGCTTTTCGGATGGTCGGTATCAGTGTCTCCCAGGAGACCTGCGAAACTGACTGCGCCTCCTCGATCCAGCAGATATCCACGCCTTCAATCGACTTCACCGACTGCGCTTGTCTCTGCTGCAGGCCCTTAAAAAAGAACCGAGAGCCGTTTATGTGTCGGATCTCGGTCTCTAGGAACTCGAAGCGGTGGCTCAGCCCTAGGCGCTCGGCCGTGTCTTTAAGCAGCTGATAGGACGAATCGGCAATCGAATTTTGAAACTCACGGGAGCAAAGTACGCGCAGCCGGGACAAGTTGGCCATGACGATCAGGGCTTCAGCGATTGCCCATGACTTTCCCGAACCGCGGCCGCCATAAAAAACTTTAAATCTGTGCGGGCTCCACAGCTCGGAAAAAGGATCGTTCATTTTTTACCCTTGGCTACTTCTCTGATTTTCTCGTAGACGCTAGCCAGGCCCTCGCCTCCGGCGCCGTTCGTATCCAGTTGAATCTTTGCGCCCTTTCGCCTGGCGACAACTTTCAGTCGTACTTCTGCCCGGAGCCGGCGATGCGCCACTGCGTCGCCTTTCTTGACCGTGCTCGACGCTCCATGTTTCTCGCTGAACGAATCAATCGTCTCAGATGCTTCTTCCATCGTGTCGGAGATATCGACGGCCTCGTCCTCCAGGACCTGATCGCCGAAATCTCTCGCGCGCGCGAAGTCTACGGCAAAGTCATTCCTGTCGACGGTCCACTGATAAACGGTAGAAGGCGGGATTTGCATATCCCGGCAAATAGAAGTCAGGGTCTCGCCACTGGCGAGCCGCCTCAAGATCTCTTTGGCCTTGGCAGGCGTGTACTTAGTTTGGCGCCCCTGCTTACGCTTCGGAGCTTCGCATTCGTCCATGGCTGCCCCCTTATTTGATAAGGCTGTAAGAAAAGGCCAGCATCAAAATAAGGATTTCCCAGCGGAAACAAAAGGCCCAAACGGGATACTTTTGGAATATCTCCATAACCAGCTTCCTACAGTGCTTTGATATAATTCCCATATCGACCTACTACTTTAGGTTGACACTAAAAACCCCGCCTAGCTCCTAACTAGACGGGGTTTGTTTTTGGCAATAAAAAACCGCCACGCGGGCGGTTATGGTTTGTTATTGGCAATTAGTTGACGATGATGCCTTTCTTTCGCATCTCATCGCAATAGTCCTGATATTCTTTCAATTCTTTGTGCGCACGAGCCGGGGCTTCCTTCTTCAACTTAAGCCCTTGGCAACCGGGTCCGCTATGGTCGAACCAATCTTCGGGAAAAGAGGCTGGAACCATTTCGTAGCACTCTTCTGATTCAGGTGTAAGTTTCTCGGCCATTTATTCCTCTCAAATACCAAGGTCTGAAAAATCATTTTTCATGAACCGTTCTAGTATTTTACCAACCTCTGCGGCCACTGGTCTAGGAGACGGACTACAGAGGTACTCAGAAACAGCTTCGGCAAAGAACTCTGCGCTATCCGTGTTTGCGTAATCAGACAGTTCCTTCTTTATAACTAACGGGTCGTTTTGTAAAGACAGGTTAGACAAAGCCTTGTCCATTACGCGTCCGGAAATAAAATATCTTTTCTTTCTCTTTTCCGTCGTATCAACGCCTGCGGCTTTCATGAGCTTTTCTAGGCGTCCTTCAATTGCGTGCCCCAACTCATGCGAAGCTACTGCATAAGCTGCGCCTTTGGACATAACGCCCTGAGGATGGAATTGCGTAGAAATACAGTTACTAAACGAAGCGGCGAAGGACGCCTCATTTCCTCTCCCGTAATATTTAGTATTGAAATCGATCGCACCCGTACTCATCAAGCACTGACCATACGTGGAGCTTCCGAGCCTAGAACAATTAGCCCTTCCGATATTACCCGCAAGAAAAGGAAACTTTGAGCAGATGTCAGAATAAGCCTGTCCTATAGAGCGCGCGGTATCCGGCCCCATAAGATTAAGTCCCTGGGTCGGCGCATTCATTAGGCCGCTGGAATCCAATGCCGCCACAACGTCCGCGGATGTAGATGCAGATGCCAGGTCAGAATTTAGCTTTTGGATTTGCGGCTCAACGTTTTTCGCGAGCTCTTTTGAAAATTGCGCCTGAAAAGCGTTCATAGCCCGCTTTTGCTCACGCTTTAATCTTTCTGCCTCAAATTTCTTTTTCTGCTGCAGTTGACGTTTTTGCCGATTCGCGGGCCTTCTGGACGGCAGAGCCGCCAAAGCGTCAACCTTATCGCCGAGCTTCGAGGAGGCTTTATCCAGGGCCTTATAAAAATCCGTGCTTCTAAAATCCGCCCTGTCCGTATACCAGACAGAGGCTTCGGCGACACGCTCCAGGGCAGAAAGACGAAGCCTCTCGGCATAAAGATTTTTAAGGTCCTCTACTTCGTCCGGCTCCAGGCCGTCCTCGCCTTTCGTAAGGTCTCCGTAGTCCCTTTCAAAAATATCATCGACACGTTTGCGAGCGGCCTGAAAACTCATCGCGCGCTCATATACCTTCTCCGCTTCGTCCGGACCATACGGATAGCCCATGGATCTCAGGTGGTCATATTCTTTATCGAGCTCTTTGAGAATTTGGTCCTTGTTATCTAGGTCGATCGTGTAGGGATAATTAAGGTCTTTGATCGCCTTACCTACGCTGTCCGGAGTAAATTCCTTCTGCGTCGACTTAACCAGCTTGGCCGTTTTCGTATATTTGTCGGAGCCAGTGTACTGAGGCTTCTGGGGAACCCTGGGCGCTTTAGACCATTCAATCACGGCCTGCGCTCCCGGCTGCTCCTGTCTGCCGCCTCTGGGTGCCGCAGAGATATGGCGGCCGTTAAACTTTCCGCCCATGCCTGCAAGAACCTCTCCGGTTCGATCGTCCAGTTTGACCGGCGTACCTTTGTTTTCGGGGCCGTTCGGTTTCACCGTGATCCACTTAACTCCGTCCTTGAAACGAACCGGAACGCGACCGAGGATTTTGATAGTCATAACGCAAACCCATAAAAAGAAACCGCCCGATCAAGAATGACCGAGCGGCTCAAACCCCATGTACTTACTCAAAGAAAAAGATCGGTTGTTGCACGGGACGATCAGCCCGCTATTTCCTTAGAATCATTCTTGCTAAGTAACAATCCAAAGGAGAATTCTCATGAAATTAGATCGCGAATACCAAAGAGAAATGCTTCGGCGCCTCGCTGACGATTACCCAGAGATGTCCCCGGAAACTCAAGAATGGTTTATCCGGGATCTAAAAAGCGAAAAATACATAACCAACGCTCAATACCTAATCGAGCACGGACTTCTTTCCTCCGGCGTAAAAGTTACGACGGATATAAACGGAGCTCCCGCGATGATTAGCGTCTCGTTGCCTAAAATTACTGCTAAGGGCGTCGACTTTATCCGAGACGATGGCGGATTAAGCGCCATCCTTTCTGTGCAAACTGTAAAGCTACACGAGGACACGCTTAAAGAGTTGTTATCAATCGCCCTTCAGCAGGCGAAGTTACCCGAACCGGAAAAAGAATCCATTAAAGAAGCAGTCAAACAGCTTCCGGCTGAAGGGTTAAAACACCTGCTAACGAAACTAATTGATCTTGGACTTTCTCACGCTCATGAGTTATCCGCACTAACTCGAATATTTCAAAATATGAATTTCTAAAAAAACGACGCGCTCCGGTAGATCCGAATTGGGCAAATACGCCGGGGAGTATTTCAAACGCAAAAGCGGCCTGGTGTATGTCCGCCAAAATCTGCCATCGCGTCTGCTGCCCCTTTAGATCAAAAAGCTGGGCCGCTGGAGTTAATTGTGGTAAAGAATAAACTGGAATAGACGCGGCCATGTAGCCTCCTAAATCCATAAAAAGCAAAAGAGCTCGCGATCCATCAGGTCCGAGCTCCAGCGTACTACGTTTCTTCCGGGCACGCGAAAGACCGCTAGAGAGCGATCAGGCACAACGCGAAGTCGTAGATTAAATTGTTATCTCGACTTTACCATTTCAAGCTGAAGATTAATATAGGGATTAACCCTCTATTTTGCCGTTCTGAGCTCTCTCGATAGCGTCATAGAACGCCTGGAGGAATGACCGCCGCCATTCCGGCTCCTGTCTGTAGGAGACCTTAGACTGACGCAGCAGTCGCTCGTACTCTCTGCGCGTGCCAAAAACGAATACCCGGATGTGGCGCTTTACCTTTGTACCGTCAACCCTTTCGGGCAAACTCATCCAGGCGCGCTGCAGAAGCTCGGCGTCTGAATAGTCCGGCGCCGGGAGCAGCGGATCGCGGGTCTTAAGCTCGGTCACTTCCCTCCAGAACTTTTCTTCTTCGGTTTCCGGAGCGCGCTCGAAATAACACTTGGCATAGCGGCAGAAGGTGTCTGTAGGCGAGCGCCATCTGACAGGTTTGTCGCCATACACTCGCCGCCAGTTGGCCAAGCGTTCGTAGAAGTGGGTATCGATCAAGCATTATCTCCGGGAATTGTTTGGGATTCGATCAGGCCCACAAGAATGCGGTCCACGCTTTCGCGCAGGGCATGCGTCGTGGTGCCTACGGTATGAATATCAAGGAGTTTTCCGTCCGCTCTTTGGGCGGCCATTTCCTCCAGGCGGCTAAGGGTGAGCTTTGCTGTCTCGATTGCCGTAAAAGCGTTGTTTATGCAAGCCGTGCGGGTTTTTACAATATCGATATGCTTTACCTGCTTATTCAACTCAAACGGGAAATTAGTCATGTCAAACTCCTATAAATGCCCGCACTGCGGGGCTGTTACTGCGATTTTTACGCTGCCGATTATTTCCAAAATTAAGCCGCCAATTACTCATAGCGATGCGATCAGGCACCTCACTGTAATGCGGCCGGATTCTTCCATCGGCATTTCCGATGTTGCCGAGGTCATGCCAATAGAAAAGACTGCCCTTACCAAATGCCAGGCCTGCGACCGGCTGATCTTTTGGGAAAATGGCGAACTTCGTTACCCAACGCCCGCGGGAATCGAGCCGGCCAAAGGGATGCCCGAAAGTGTGAAGAAAGACTTTATCGAGGCGCAAAGCATCATCTATTTGTCGCCCCGCTGCACCTGCGTACTTCTTCGCGTCTGCCTGGAGAAGCTCGCGGACCACGTTGCCGAAACAAGTAAGATTTCCGGCTATAAACCTGACGATCTGCTTTGGAAAAAGATCGACACCATTGAGAAAAACAAAGGGATGACGTCCGATGTCAGACAAATGGTTGATGCCTGCCGAGACACTGGCAACGAATTTGCCCATAAGGGCAAATACCTTCTTTCTGACACCGATACTCAAGAACTGGCCGAGATCATGTCTGAGCTCGTCAATTCCCTGGTAGACATTTGGGTCAAGCCAGCCAAGCAAGTCGCAAGAATCCGCCAACTCATTCCGGCTAAAAAGAGATAACTTCATTCTTGCGCTCCGCGGGCGTTAATTAGATCCTGGATCCCCGCGGACAGTCTCCGAATAAACATCCGGATGTCTCGCTGGGTCAGACTGACAAAGACAATCGCGATAGCAAGGAATAGCTGAGTTATCGAGATGATCATTAAGCTTGTTTCTATAGACATCTTTTTCTCCTGGATCAGGCGGCCGTGAGCCGCCCAGATAAAAATCAAACTTCGGTCACGACCCCGATTGAGTTCTGAAAATTAATATCTAGCGGTCCTACGCCCAAGTTCGTTGCAAAAAACAGTCTCGCGTACACCGTTGCAATAGCCTCCGGGATTCCGAAAATGCGTACCCGTCTTTCGCCTTTTCGGTTGTACGTAACCACTGCATAGGCCTCGCAACATTCGCTCTCCCAGTCTCCTGTCCATTCTTTCGGCGCCGATTCAGATTCGCCGACCTGGATCATCCAATGGTTTGCGGGGCCGCAACCGAATAAATCGCCTTCCGCAGATGAGCCGTAGACAAAACCGTCCAAAGTATGAAATGTCTCCATAAAATCGAGGACGTCCTTCCCCGGAGGACAGTTGTACATGTCTCCGCGATAAAGATTACTGTCCCAAACTCGTCCGGCCTTTTTGGCATATTCGACCGCGACAGATAAAATCTTTAGCTTTTCTAAAACGTTTGAATTGGTCATACTTTTTCAAAATCCTTTTAATGCTTATGAGTGGAAACCCCTGTTAGAGAAGTAAAAAAGTATTTTTAGGGGCCTTTTCTTAAACTTCCCATATACGCGTATATGAGAGAAGTTTTAGAAATAGATAAGATTTTTACTTTTTTACTTCTAGTTAATGCCTCACCCCTCTAGACATTCTCCATAGATTCAAAACCTATATCTTTAACCCTGATACCCTTAAAGCACATAATCCCTTTGTTTTGCACAGTTTCGAAACCTCTTTCTTCCATTGCGTTAAAGAACCATTTCTTTCTCTCCTGATACTGCGGGACGCTTGAATCTCGTGCGTACTGTTTCCAGGCGCTGTAAGCCTCACTCCGCGGCCACCGCGCATCGGGCTCGATAACGCAGTGCTCTGCGAAAAAGTCCGACATCGGGTCTTGTGCCGATCTGTATGCTTTCTGCTCTCGCCGAATGGCCTCCGGAACTCGCAGACCGCGCTGCTGAAAGCGGAGAGCGCCGGCAATGCACTTGTTTAGGAAACCTGAAAGCTCAGCCTCAGCCTTTTGCTCAAACAAAGGGTCCGCCCGTTCAGCATTGAAGTTGCCTAAGTGCCGCACTGGCAGAAGACGATCCCACATGCCCTCGCTTTGATCCTCGACGATCGGCTTATGGTTGGATACGAGCACCGGCAGACAGCACGGCGTGAAAGTAATCGAGCTCTTGGCCCACGTCTGGCGCCCTGTCATTGGGTCCCCGCCGGTGAGCTGTTTGACGAGCGAACTATTGAGGCGGCTGCCGTCGGAGGTCTCCACGAGTGTCACTAGTCGTTTGTCTTTGAGCCGCGTGATGTCCTCTCTGGCGCCGCCCGCGGAGCCGCCCTTGCCCTCGATAAAAGTCTTTTGGTCGGCTCCGACGTGATAGCCCTCTTGACCATTGCCCATCATCTTGATGGCCAGGTTGAGTAGTGCGGATTTGCCGTTGTGGCCTAGGCCGAACATGATTAAGAACGATCTGCGCAGACGGCCCGTCATGCCGGCGCCGAAAATGTCGTAATAGAATTCAACGATCTCCGGATCACCGTTGCATATCTCCAGCATTCTGTCGTCGATATAGGGACACGTTGCGTCTTTGTCATAATTGACCGGAGAGTGGAGCGTAATCATGTGGGCGGGATCCCCGGGAATAAATTCACCGGTCTTTAAGTCGATCTCGCCGTTGTTTACACCGAAGTAGCGCAAATTTTGGTTGAGTTGGTGCGGGCTTATCAGTACGCTGTTATCCCCGTCTGAGAAAGACTTGTAGGCCTTAAGCATGTTCTCCCAAGTCTTGGGGTTGCAGCATTTGGAAGCGAAGTCTTTGAGCATTACCGCGCTTTCGCTGTCGAGGCCCTTAGCCTCATCGAACAACGCCTCCACAGTCATGCGGGCGTAACCCATAATTGCCTCGTTCGGCGTTTGCTTCCAGCGTATACCGTTCCAGGTATACCATTGGCCGTTAATGCAGTCCCACTTCAAACCGCCTTTGTACGTGTCCCGCATCCTTTCCGCAAGGCCGAGCTCATTGAACGCGTAATCGGAACAAGTACTTTTCTTAAACCATCCATGTATACTCGTCTTTGTGATTGACCCAGCGCCCAATTCTTTCAAGCGCTTTAGGGCATAATTCGTGAAAACCTCTCTGTCTGCACGGTTAGACAGAGAGGTTTTTCTTGCCAATGTCTCGACATCAAACTCATCGGTACATTTTGCCAGTGCAGCAGTGAATTCCGCTTTAGCAGCGATTCGCATCTGCTTTTCCCGGCTGGCCTTCGCCTCTTCTGCCCTAGCGATGAGCGTAGGCATTCGGATGAGTTCTTCTTTGCATTTACCGACTTCGACGAACGAGACCCATTTTTCCTCGAGTGCCCTGGGGCCGTTGTCCGGATAATTTGCGGACTTACTGCTCCATTCGTCCCAGAGCTTAAATGCTTCTTCTGAGCCGCCATACTCCAGATGAAGCGCCATACCGACCTCAAGCCAGTCCTTGTACGCATCCGCGTCAATATGGCTGATGATCTTTCTGGCTTGCGCGAGCGTGATGTTTCTGCATTTCATACATTCGACATCGAAGGCCGTGAGTGGTCCTGCGTTCGTCGATACCGAGCGGCCGGCGCCGCCACGCTCCTTGAGCTTCCAGTCGTGTTTAACGGCGTAGTCGTTGACAATGCCGACGAGCGACTGGGCCTCCTCCATCGTGACGATTGCCAGGGATTCGGCCGGAAGGTCGAGCGGCTCCCCGTCAGTCCAGGAGTAGGGCTCCCCGGTAATTTTATGGATACCGAGGGCGACAAATTGCTGCCCGTTAGCGAGGATCTCCAACTGTTGATCCTGCCCTTGAGCATCAACGAATTTGTGCGAGGAGATTTTGGAGAAACTTTTATCCGTCCGAACTAAAAATAACGTCCTGGGGAACCTTCCGACCCGGGATAAGAACGGTTTGCCGCCGCACAATTCTGTAATTTTGTCGTGCATCAGCTTGAGCAGTTCTTTATCCGTGATATCGCAGTCGATACCAATCACCTTATGCTCTCCCTGCCCTGTTAGCAGGCCTACACCACAAGCGGCGTGGCGTTGTGCGTCAGCCGGCTTGAAGCGGTAGGATGTCCATTCTTCTAACGCCGGGAATTTCTCTCCCGGAGTAATCGGTATTGGCAAATAACCGTTGGCCGCTATTGCCGCGGCCTTGTCTTTAAAAAAGTTTGTCATTTGAATCATCCTTGAGTATCTAGCGCGCCTTTCTCTTTTTAACGGGACGACTTCCTTTTATGTCGGCGATAGCGCGGAGAAGTTTTTCCCCTTTTTCCCATCGGATTGACTTTGTTTTGCCGTTCAAAAGCCGGCTGATAGTGCTTTGACTAAGGCCGCAAATTTTTCCGATTTCGCTTTGGGACAAACCTCTGTCAATTAAGTCGGATATTGGTATTTGCATATTAATTCCTATTGCAATTTATTTTTGCATTATATGCAATTATTAATAGCTTGTCATCGAAGGCAAGCTTTCCGGAAATCGTTTTTAAAGGAGCTAAAATATGCAAAATCGCATTGCTAATACTGGAAAACTTATGCTTGTTTCGCCAAAACTTTTGTCCGATAACCTAAAAAAACTTATGGAGGCAAGGGGAATTAATAGCGCCCAACTCGCAAGGGAAGCCTCGCTACAGCCCTCGACCATCGGGAGAATTCTCGACGGCACCATCGAAGCTCCTCGGCTTTCAACAATTAAAGCCATTGCACTACGCTTCGGTCTGGAACCGGAAGAGTTAGTAAGCGAGGACGCGATATATAAGGTAAGAACCGGCAGATATCGAACTGGAGAATGGGTCCCTCTAGCCAGCACAATGGATCTAGCGATAACGGGGTACTTAGGAAATCTTTATGCCGGAGACCCATCTAAAAAGATAAAAACGTGGCTTCCCCCATGTCCAGATAAAAAAGTTCTTGACTTTATGAAGGAAAAATTAGACGCTCTATCAGCGGAGATTTACGCGTACACGGCTCCCGATGATGCCCTATCTCCTAATATCAAATCCGGGGATATCCTATATGTACAAAGCCTTATGCTTAGCGGGATCGACTATAAGGACGGTATTTATCTTTTACGCCTAACCTCAGGAGATAAACTCGAAGACCTTTATTTTTCGCCCAGACTCGTGAAAAAGGTAAACGGCAGTCTTTTGTACGCAAGAGCAACTGCCAAAGATTGGCCTACTGGTACTTCCTGGGAGCAAATTGATCCTAACGACATTATGGGACTTGTCCTAGGCGTCTATCGGAGAACTTCGGATCCGATTCAAGCTTAAAGGATCAAGTCGTCTAAGCCGCCTTTTGGCGGCTTTTTTATTGCTCTGAAAACAATTTTTATAGCTTTTATTGCAAATAAAATTGTTTTGTATTAGCATTCAGTTGTGCATTAAATGCAAATAAATTTGCTTTTAGGAATACGAAATGCCAACTGCCAAATGCAAAATTTCCTCAAAATTGTCCGGCAAAGCCGCCAGCTATAAGTTCTTATCTCTGGACAAGCTCAGAAGAGACATCCGCTGCGCAAAAAGAACTCTCGGTTTATCAAACGAAGCGATCGCCGCACGAACCGGTGTTAATGCGACCAGCCTTTCTAAATTTCTTCTAGGCGAAACGTCCGCCCCTCGCGCCGAAACAATCCAAAAATTCTGTACCTGGCTAAGCGATACAGCTGCTTCGCACTCGGCCAAACCTCAGCCTAAGTCCCCGGAGATCCTTAAACCGGCACCTTCGGAAGAACCTGAGCGGCCAGTTATCCAGTACGAAGTCGAGCCCTGGCCCGTTATGAATTTTTCTTTTCGGAGGGCTCCTCATGCGAAAAGAATTTAACGATCTCGAAATCTTTGCCGGCGCCCTTGTTGCTTTTTTCTGTTTCTGGGCCTTTGTCTACCTCGTCTTCATTCTTCCGGAATTTCTCGGAGGTCTTTTATGAACTCAGTCTTTAACCTGGCGTCGTACAACCTGAACACGATGACCGATGATGAGCTTATCGCCTGGATTCGTGCAGAAGGCCTCACGCACATGCCTCCGATCATCCGCACGCTTGTCGAACGCCTGGACGCGACGCAGCCGATTATCGATGCCTGCGAGGAATCAGAGGAGCAACTGGTATCTCGGGAAGAAAGGCTTGACGCAAACCTTGAGGATTTTGCCATCAATTTTCAAGAAGCCCTCAACGAACTTGACGGTGATCTCGAAGATATCGCGGAAAAAGTTAGCTCAGCTGTCGACGGACTGGAATTATCTGAGCTTGGCGTTCTCCGAAATGGCGAAGTTGTTTGCAAAGAAGCCCTGAAAGATCCGACTGAAAAAGATCTTGTCGTCATCCCTCGAGGATCGCTCGAAGCAATCAAAGCCGTTCTGAACGGTATTAGCAGCTCTCTTATCCATCTCGAAGCCGGGGACAAGTTCCCCGAACCCCCTACTGTCTAAAGGAGACAATCATGTCACTTGAAAACGTCATCGCCGAAAACACTCAGGCCATCAACAACCTTGCCGAACTCATTCGCCAGGCCATGCACATGACGCCGCCCACGGCTCCGGCACCTGTCACTCCTCAGGCCGCCCCGGACAACGGCATCCATGTCCCGCCGAAACCGGCGCCCATCCCTGAAAACCCGCCGTTTGTTGCTCCGGCGCCTGCTCCTCAGGCAGTTGCTCAGCCCGCACCTGCCCCTGAGGCGCCCGTAGATTATGAAGCCCTTCGTAAGGCCCTTATGCAGAAGGTAATGCAGTTATTCAGCCAGAGCATGGAAGTCGGTAAACAGATTCTTTCCTCATTCGGCGCGAAAAAGCTCTCCGATGTGCCGGATGACAAGCTGGTGGCCTTCGCCGCTTCCGTAGATAAAGCACTCGCAGGAGTTTAACCATGGCCCATGCACTTCTTTCCCCATCATCCGCCTACCGATGGATGCACTGCCCGGGCTCAGTTTCTCTCTGCCGCCTTTTCCCGGACGAATCGAGCGAATATGCAAAAGAAGGCACGCTCGCCCACGCTTACGCGGCGCATATTCTCGATCCGAATCAGCCCAAACCTGACGAAGCGATCCCGAGCGAAAACCTCACGTTCGTGAATGACTATGTGAGCTATGTCGAACGCGAAACCGCGGGCGGCATTCGCCAGATCGAATTTCCTGTTTCTGTCTCAGAGGTCACCGGAGAAGCCAACGCCAAAGGGACAATCGACTGTGCGGCTCTTGTCGGCAATACGCTCAAAATCATCGATCTGAAGTTCGGCCGCGGCGTGCGCGTTGAAGCAGAAGGCAACCTGCAGCTTTCGATCTACGCCTGGAGTGCCGCCCAATACTTCTCTCTGTTCGACGAAATCAAGGAAATCGAGCTCCATATTTTCCAGCCCAGGATTGACAATATCGATTCCTGGAAGCTCGCCCCCGCAGAGCTCGAGACCTTCGTTAACAATGCCCGGGCGTGTGCAGCTAAGGCGCTCTCCTATCTCAACGCTGATCCGCTGCCGCCTGAATCACTGATCCCGAGCGCTGATGCCTGCCGCTTCTGTAAAGCTAAATCCGCCTGCCCGGCGCTTCGCCGGAAGGCCGCTGAAGCAGTCGACTTCAAGCCCATCACGGAAGCGGGCGACGCGATCCCGATCATTCCGGAAGAAGCATTAAGCCCGGAAAAACTCGGGCAGAACTTAGCGCTGGCGGATCTCCTGGAGCCCTGGATTGCAGCAGTCCGAGAAGAAGCCCATAAGCAGATGCTCGAAGGCGTTCATATCGACGGCTTCAAGCTAGTGTTAGGACGCCCGGGCAATCGCCAGTGGACGAGCGCAGCAGAAGCAGAAGAACTGCTGAAAACCTTCAAGCTCAAGGAAAACGAGCGCTATAGCTACAAAGTCATCACGCCGACGGCGGCAGAAAAGCTCTACAAGGCCGGCCGCATCGGACAGCGCCAGTGGCCGAAGCTCGAACAAATCATCACGCGAAGCGAACCCGCGCCTGTGGTCGCACCTGAAAGCGACAAGCGTCCCGCCTGGACACCTGCCGCACAACCTACCGATTTTCAACCTGTTAATTAAAAGTTAAGGAGTTTTCAATGACTGCTATCAATATCTCCGGACGTCTGTCCTTCGAGCACATTTTCGTCGCCGATTCTTCCAACGGTTCTGCGCCTGCTTTCTCGGCCACCGTCCTGATCGATAAGAGCGATCAAACCCAGATTCAGAAAATCCGCGCCGAGATCCAGCGCGTCGCCACTGAAAAATGGAAAGACAAGGCCCCGGGCCTGCTCAAATCTCTGTATGCCACAGAAAAGCTCTGCCTGCGCGACGGCGACAACAAAGAATACGACGGCTACGCCGGAATGATGTACGTCACTTCCCGCAACAAGGCCCGCCCCACTGTTGTGGACCGCAGATGCAATCCCGTGACCGAGGCCGACGGCCTGGTTTATTCCGGCTGCTATGTGAACGCCCGCATCGAACTCTGGGCGCAGGACAACGCCAACGGCAAGCGCGTCAACGCCAAATTACTCGGCATCCAGTTCGTCCGCGACGGTGATGCATTCGGTGCAGGTTCCGCTCCGGCCAAACCGACCGACTTCTCCGACCTCGGAGACGGTGACCCTGCTCCCGCTTCTGCTTCTGTTGGCGGGAATCCTTGGGACTAAGAATCTTTAGGACATGGCTCTACGGAGCCATGAGTTAAGGAGACTTAATATGAAAACACTTTGGGCAGACTTAGAAACATTCAGCCGCCGAGACATCAAAAACGGCCCACATCAATACGCTGAGGACTGTTACGTTCTGCTTTTTGGCTATGCGATCGATGACGAGCCTGCAAAGGTTTGGGATCTAACAGTCACGGAAACGATGCCGGAGGATCTCCGGGCAGCGCTCGCCGATCCTGCTGTTAATACCGTATGGCATAACGGCGCGAATTTCGACGTTCCCGTCCTGCGCAAAGCCAAAAACCTGCACGTTGACCTGCCCTTCGAGCGGGTTGATGACTGCATGGTCAAGGCGTATTCGCACGGTTTGCCCGGCGCCCTGGGGACACTCTCGGAGGTTTACGGCCTGCCCGTTGATCAGGCAAAAGACAAGGACGGGCGCCGCTTAGTGCTGAAATTCTGCAAGCCGAATTTCCAGGGCAAGATCGCCAGTCGCAAAACCGATCCGGAGGACTGGGCGAGATTCGTAAATTATTGTCGTCTGGACGTCGAGGCCATGCGCGTGATTTATAAAAAGTTGCCGTCGTGGAATTGGGGTCCGCGTGACCGCGCTCAGTTCGTGATTGATCAGCGCATTAACAATCGCGGTGCCTTGATGGACGTTGAACTTGCGCATGCTGCTATCGACCTCTCCGAGCGCCTGCGCATGGAGAACGCTGAGAAAACCCGTAAGCTCACAGGCGGCGAGGTTGAGGCCGCTACACAGCGCGACGCCCTGTTGAAATATATTCTCTCAGAGTACAACGTCAAGCTCCCGGATCTGACCCGCTCCACGATCGAGCGCCGCCTGGCTGACGAAAATATTCCGGAGCCCGTGAAAGAGTTGCTCCGGGTACGCCTCGCGTCCACTAAGACGAGCACGGCCAAATACAAAAAGCTGATCGCCTGCGTGAATTCCGACAATCGCATGCGCGGATGTCTCCAGTTCCGCGGAGCCACACGCACAGGCCGTTATGCAGGGCGCCTCATGCAGCTGCAGAACCTCCCGCGCCCGACGCTCCCGCAATACGTCATTGACGCAGGCGTCGAGGCCATCAAAGGGGGCTGGGCGGAATATCTGACCGAGCCCGGTGAGCTCATGTCCTCCTGCTTGCGCTCCTGCATTATGGCCACGCCGGGCAAGCATTTAGTTGTGGCCGACCTCTCAAACATCGAAGGCCGCATGCTCGCCTGGCTGGCAGGAGAAACCTGGAAAATTCAGGCGTTCAGAGATTTCGATGCGGGCCACGGCCCTGACCTCTATAAAGCGACTTACGGCAGAACCTTCGGTATCCGTCCGGAGGACGTTACGAAGCATCAGCGTCAAATCGGCAAAGTGATGGAGTTGGCTCTGGGCTATCAGGGCGGTGTCGGTGCGTTTTTGACATTCGCGGCTGCCTACTCGATCAACTTGGACGAACTTGCGAAACATGTCCGGGAAAATATTTCGTACAGCTATTGGGGACAAGCCGAGGGCTCATACGAGTGGTACAAAGAAAAGAAACTGACCCACGGTCTCAAAAGGGACACGTTTATCGCCTGCGAAGCGGTCAAATTAGCCTGGCGTGATGCGCACCCGGCAATTCAAAAATTTTGGGCGGCCTGCGACACGGCTGCCATCCGGGCAATGAACGGCGTCCCCAGTCAGGCCTCCAAATTGTGGTTCGACCGTAAAGGCGCCTGGCTAAGAATGCGCCTGCCCTCCGGACGTTTTATCTGTTATCCGGGCGCACAGCTCGAGGACGGAGGCGTCGGCAAAGGCACGTTCAGCTACATGGGCATCGATCAGTATTCCCGGAAGTGGTCCCGCATTCCGACCTACTCCGGAAAAATCGTAGAAAACGCGACCCAGGCCGCAGCCGCCGACATTCTGATCGGCGCGATGGGTGCCATCGAACAAGCCGGGTTTGAAATCGTTTTCTCCGTTCACGACGAATTTATTACAGAAGCCGCACTCGACAAGGACAACTCCGAGCTCGAGCGGTTAATGGCAACACCGCCCTCCTGGGCACCGGACCTGCCGCTGGCTGCGGCCGGATTCACTTCACTTAGATACAAGAAAGATTAAGGAGATAGTAATGGGCAAAATCGACGAAAAAGCATTTGACGAGGCCCTCGAGCAAGCCGCCGCCGAAGCGGCCCGTATAAAGAAAAAGAATAAAGCCTGGGAAAACATGGCCCCGGTTGTTCCTTTCCTTGTCGGGATCACCAGCGAGAAACCTCACTCCTTTGCCATTGCATGCGTCGGCGCAGACAAAGACGTTCATACAGTTGTATTCGACAAAAGCGCTGTCCTGGACTTGATTGAGCCGCTTGATGTGTACCTCTCCCTTATGGAAAAAGAAGCCGAGAAGAGGCAAACGATAATCCACAAAAATATGGAGTATCAAATGCGCTTCCCTGATTACGAGACGCTGGCAGAAGGAAAAGACGGCGGGTATGAATGGAAGGCTTTATCTCTTGGAACACATCCTTGCGGTTACGTATCCATCCCTAAAAACCATCCTTTCTATGGAAAAAACTATTGGGACATAGAGGACAAGATTGAAGTGCATGGCGGACTAACTTTTAGCGGAAAACTGCATGGTTTTGACGGTCTTTGGTTCGGCTGGGATTATGCGCACGCTGGAGACTTCACTTTCCCCTTCACTATGACGGGAGACAAACGCTGGTCAACCCAGGAAATTGTCGACGAGTGTCTGAGAGCCATTGAGCAATTCCGGTCCTTCGAGGAGAAGAAATGAAGCTCCTGATCATCGTTTTAGCTTCGATTTCTGTCCTGGTAGCGCTTATGTTTATTACAGGCCTTCTGACCAAAATCGACAGTCTTACTTATCAAGTCCTCCAGCTTCAGGCCCGCGTCCGTCGCATGGAGAAAAAAGAGGAGAACCGGTAATGACGCCCGAAGGCAAAGTCGTCGCACTGATTAAAAAACGCGTCAAGGAAGCGGGCGGCGAGGTTCGTAAATGCGCCTGGGAGAATTGCCGGGGAGCTCCTGACCTGCTTGTCATGCTTCCGGGGATCCATGCCTGGATCGAAGCGAAAACAGAAACCGGCAAGCTCGGCCCTCACCAGGTTCGCGAGCACGTCCGTATGTCAAGCGCCGGCTGCCAGGTGTACGTGGTTTTTGGCGAGGATCAGGCGCAGGCCCTGGTGAGCCACCTGATCTCCGTCTCCCGCTCCGGAGTAGAGGAACAATATGCGTAAGTTCAATCCCTGGCCGTACCAGCAGAGAATGATCCAGTTCGCTCTGCAGCATCCCCGATGCGGCCTCTTTGTTCCCATGGGCATGGGTAAGACAAGCGCCTCGCTTGCCATCATCGATGTGCTTAAAAACATATTCGAGGAAAGCCCGGCGCTCGTCATCGCACCCCTGGCCGTTGCTCGGAACTCCTGGCCGAGTGAGGTAAGGAAATGGGAGGACTTTTGCCACTTGAAGGTCTCTCCGATCCTGGGATCAACGAAGGAACGCATCAAGGCGCTATATACGAAAGCGGACATCTATGTCATCAACTATGACAATCTGATGTGGCTCGATAACTTTTTGACCGCTAAAAATTACGCGTGGCCCTTCCCGGTTGTCATCGCGGACGAATCCACGCGGCTGAAAAGTTTCCGGACAAGACAGGGATCCAAACGAGCTAAGGCGCTCGCAAAGTTCTCGAACTTCTTTAAGCGCTTTATCGCCTTGACCGGCACGCCGTCGCCCAATGGCTTAAATGATCTTTGGGGGCAGTTGTGGTTTATCGATCATGGCGAGCGCCTGGGGAAAAGTTTCACAGCTTTCCATAACCGCTGGTTTAGACCTTTACAGGTCGGAGCCAATGCGGCCGCGGTTCAATGGGTGCCGCATGACTTCGCACAGTCGCAGATCCAGGATGCAATCGCCGACGTCTGTCTGTCGATCAAGGCGGAGGATTATTTCGATCTGGATAAGCCGCAGTTCGTCAATGTCGAAGTGGATTTGCCGGACGACGCCCGGCGCCTCTACGACGATATGGAAAAAGCGCTCTTTATCGAGCTCTCGAACAATAAGACGGTTGAGGCGGTCAACGCGGCAGCTAAAACAGTCAAATGTCTGCAATTGGCAAACGGGGCCGTTTACACCGACGAGCTACACAACTGGGAAGAGGTTCATACGGCCAAACTCGACGCTCTAGCTTCAATCGTTGAGGAGGCCGCGGGCGAACCGCTTCTAGTGGCGTACCAATTTAAAACGGACCTTGCCCGAATCCTCCAGGCCTTTCCGAAGGCTAAGGCGTTCGATAAACGTCCGGAAACCGTCGAGGCTTTTAATAACGGCGAAATTCCGATGCTACTCGTTCACCCGGCAAGCGCCGGGCACGGCCTGAGCCTCCAGGATGGCTCCAGCAAATTGGTCTTTTTCAGTCAGTGGTGGAATCTCGAGGAATATCAGCAGGTCATTGAGCGTATCGGTCCGATGCGCCAAATGCAGGCGGGCCATCCGAGAGTTGTGACGGTTTACCAGATCCTCGCCCGGGACACGATCGACTATGTGGCCCTATCGAAAAAGAGATCAAAAAGAGAGGTTCAGGACATGCTTCTGGACTATTTGAGAAACAAAGGAGCTTGACATGCGACACATCAAAAACCCGCTCCATCGTGCCAATGCTCAGGCGCAGCGCGAATTTAGCTTTATTGCCGACGGCCGCAAATATTTGGTCCGGCTAAATCTGCTTTACGCCTATGTCTATGCGGCGGACATCGGGGCAACTGAATACGAGTGTTTAGGAAAAGTTTCCAATCGGCTTCCGGCCGGGCGTCTTAGATACCCGCGCACAACTGAAGGCGCTTCAATTTGCCTCAGGGAAGCGCTTGCCGGGAAAAGTAATCGAGAAAAGAAAGAACAGAGAATTTTGGAGGCAGAAAAATGATTGTTCAAATGAAAAAGGGACCGATCCCCAGAGAATTATGGAGAAGTGAAGACAAGCATAACCGTTTCCTGGTAGGTTTCGAAGAAAGCCCAAAGGGTGCCTCGGCATTGAGGTACGGAATGGTTTTAGACGGATTTTTTGACGACGGTGATTATTTCACTTGTCCGGTCTCCGAAATTAAATCCTGGTGTCTCATTGAAACAGGAATCCCGGGAAAGTGGAGAATAAAGAATCAGGTTGCCAGAGAAAATTTGGAGAAATATTTCACCGAAGAGGAAATTAATCGGATATGCGATTGCAACATGGGCAACGGGAACAAGGAAGTCCTCTTTGCTAAGAGAATTCCTTTGCACTCTTACCCATACCAGCTGTTCGTAAATTGCTATGTGGACCAGGCAGATATTGAATTAGTCCAGGGCTATCGTCCGGACGCTTGGAATCCTTATCCTGCGGTAAAACCTACCGTGTCAGGCCTTTATCTACTGACTGTAAAACTTAAAGATCAGCCGAACGTGAAGCCTTTTGTGACAGTCGGCTGCCTAGATCCTTTCGGCTATTGGGAAAAGTACACGGATTCCGAGGTGCTGGCCTTTAGAGAATTACCGGAAGCCTATGAGAAGGAGAAAGAAAAATGAAGCAAGGCAGAGACTTTGGAAAGCCTAAGCTCGACCGCCTAGATGTTATGAGGGTTTTAAAAATTAGCCGGACAACTTTGTGGCGACTGGAAAAGGCCGGAAAACTGGTGCCTCAATTTCGATTCGGGCGCTCCGTCCGATACGATTATGACTATGTGATGCGGTTTAAAATGCCCGCCTAATTGACTAGCCCCGCTGTTTGGCGGGGCTTTTAGCTATTCTTCTTTTTTCCTAATGAATGATTTTATCTGCGACCTTTTCCCGTCTATGTGCGTAAAAAGATCGTCGGCTATATGCGCTCCCATAGAATCGAGAATAAAGTCTATACCCTCTCTTCTAGCTAACTTAGCCGCCGGGACAAAGTCGCTGTCGCCAGAAATTAGAACAATCTTATCGACCTGCTTCTTAAATGCTAAGGATGCTATATCCACTCCGATCCTCATATCAACTCCTTTTTGCTCGATATTGAGAGTTAAATCGTTAGGGCCAATATCGCTCCACGTAATTGTTCCGGCGGATAGCTTTTTGACAAGGTCATAGCCCAACACGTAAGGAGAATGAACGGCCAATTTTCCTAAACGCAGTGCAACCTTTCTTTTTTGAGTTAAGCGATCGAGAAAATCTTTAGTCCACTTATAAGTTTCGGTTTTACTAAAGTCCGTAGTCTTTCGAGTAATTGGATTAAACAAAGATAAGGAAAGCGGAGGACAGTCGTAATAAAAAATTCTATAAAGTTCCCGAAATACCGTATTATTTTTTCTAGCAACAGCTTCGCTGTCTACGTGAGCTAGGCAATATCTAAATAGTTCATCGGCTCGGTCTGCACCAGAAACATCGCCAAAAAGGGAATAAGCCCTACGTCTATAAAAACCGCCATCAACAAGGATCGCAACTTTGGGAATCATAATTGGGATAAAAGTAAAGGCCCAGATTTCGTCTCATCCTTAATTATCAGGCGAGACTACTTTCGAGGGCCGGATCACAAGATCTCTCTTGGTCTAGTCAGTTTAGCAAATCAAAATTTGTATAGCAAATTCTGTGACCGATTTTAGACCTATTTTGAAAAACTAAGAAACACAGTGAAATATAGGGAAACGTTATTTTTCTATTCAGGGAGTTTATATTTTTCTTTGTAGGAATCGACCATATCGGCCCAATCCTGCAGCATTTTCCGGCGCTGCTTAGCGTAGTCAGCCACGTTATAGACTGCTCGAATACCCGAAGCCACATGGGACAAGCTCGCCTCGATCCAGTCAGAGTTATAACCGTTCTCGTTCAAAATAGTGCTGCCGGTTCGCCGAAAATCGTGTAGCGTGCAGGAATCGAACTTAATTCCTGCCTGAGCCATAATTTTCCGACAGGTTTCTATGAGCCTATTCGGTATGGAATTAGCTAGCGGTTTGCTCAAACCATATTTAGCTGGAAAAATAAAATCGCTTTTACTTGTGCTCAATGTCCGAAGGCAAACCAGTATGTCATAGGCTTGATTGCTTAAATAAACATTGTGAGGCCTTTTAGTTTTCATGCGCTCTTTTGGAATACGCCAGACCTTCTCATCCCAGTCAATTTCCTGCCAGGTTGCATGGATGACTTCCGACTTCCTCAATAAGGTATAAAGCGCCAGTTTCACGGCGCTGATGCTAAGCAAATCGCACGATGTTCGATCCATCGCGTTCAGCAAATAGCCGATTTCCTTAGGAGCCAGCGCCCTTGTTTTCGGCGCGTTTACGTGAATTGTGGAGGGAGGGACGTCCTCGGTAGGACTGCGCAGTTTCGGACCGCCATGTGTCGAGGCGTACCTAAAAACATTCTTAATCAGCATGCGGCAAAGGAGCGCTGTACTAGGCGCCTTCTCTGCGACGAGCTTATCGGCCAAACGCCGTACATCGTTATCCGTAATTTCGGACAACTGTAATTTACTCAGCGCCGGAGCTAGGTGATTTTGAATTGCGTACTGGCGCATCTTGGCGGTCGAATCCGCGACTTTAGCGTCAGCGACATAACGCTCGAGCCAGGCCCCGAAGGTATCGTCTTTAGACTGCCGCGCCTCTGTCTGTTTTTTACGCGCGGGCGATATTCCTTGAGCTAAAAGGGAACGTGCCTGCATCAGTTCCTGACGGGCTTGTGCGAGCGTAATTTCGCCATAACTTCCGATGGTCAGAGTTTCCTGGCGATTGTTATAGCGGTAGTTAAATTTGAATGTCTTTTTACCTGTCGGATAAACGAGCAAATAAAGGCCGTCGCGGTCTGCGACTTTGTATTGTGTCTCTTTCGGCGTCAGTTGGTTGATCTTTTTATCAGTCAGCAT